TCAGGCACGGTAAACCTCTTTGGCGCGATGAGTGAACGCCTGCACCATGCTGTTCGCCAGCTCTTTAAAGATGCGTCCGAACGCCAGTTCAACCAGCATGTTAGTGAACTCGAACTCCAGATTGAGCTCTACTTTACAGGCGTCATCGCCGAGCGACGTGAATGTCCACCCGCCGGTTAATTTACGGAACGGGCCATCCACCAGCTGCATATGAATGCTCTGGTTATCCGTCAGCGTATTGCGGGTCACGAACGTCTTGCTGATGCCGGCCTTAGAGACATCAACCGACGCCGTCATCTCCTGTTCGGAGGCGGATAGCACGCGGCTCCCCGTACAGCCCGGCAGGAATTCCGGATACGAATCGACATCATTCACTAACTGGTACATTTGCTCAGCGCTGTAAGGCACAAGCGCGGAGCGGCTAATCTGGGCCATATCGTTTCCTGTGATTCATAAAACGTACAAATAATAGCATTTTCAACACTCAAACAAAAATTCTCTGAGTCGCAAGGCGTGCTAGAATAGCTTTTTTTCCCGGCGGTTTTGGGTCGGGGGATGCGATTAACACTGGTCTGATGTAAACTAAGTTGCACTATGACAAAGAAAAAAGCACATAAACCCGGTTCTGCCACTATTGCCCTTAACAAACGCGCCCGCCATGAATACTTCATTGAGGAAGAGTTCGAAGCGGGACTGGCGCTACAAGGATGGGAAGTCAAATCACTGCGCGCCGGTAAGGCGAACATCAGCGACAGCTATATTCTGCTGCGCGATGGCGAAGCTTATCTGTTTGGCGCGACGTTTCAGCCGTTGTCAGTCGCTTCCAGTCACGTCGTCTGCGATCCCACGCGCAACCGTAAACTGCTGCTGAACCAGCGCGAGCTGGATAGCCTGTACGGTCGCGTCAATCGCGAAGGCAATACGGTAATCGCCTTGTCGCTTTACTGGAAAAACGCCTGGTGCAAACTGAAGATTGGCGTGGCGCGCGGTAAGAAGCAGCATGACAAGCGCGAAGACGTGAAGAGTCGCGAATGGCAGCTGGATAAAGCACGCATTATGAAGAATGCCAATCGCTAAGCGCTGGATTCATCACTCGTTTTTTGCTATACTCTTTAATTCTTGGGGCTGATTCTGGATTCGACGGGATTCGCGAAACCCAAGGTGCATGCCGAGGGGCGGTTTGCCTCGTTAAAAGCCGCAAAAAAATAGTCGCAAACGACGAAAACTACGCTTTAGCAGCTTAATAACCTGCTTAGAGCCCTCTCTCCCTAGCCTCCGCTCTTAGGACGGGGATCAAGAGAGGTCAAACCCAAAAGAGATCGCGTGGATGCCCTGCCTGGGGTTGAAGCGTTAAAACTAATCAGGCTAGTCTGTCAGTGGCGTGTCTGTCCGCAGCTGCCAGGCGAATGTAAAGACTGACTAAGCATGTAGTACCGAGGATGTAGGAATTTCGGACGCGGGTTCAACTCCCGCCAGCTCCACCAAATAAAACAAGGGGTTACGCGCAAGCGTAGCCCCTTTTTCTTTGCTGATGGCGGCAAAATGGCGGCACAAGAAATTTTGTGGCGGCAGCCGAAAGTAAAAGACCCGCCTAAGCGGGTCCTCTTTATAACCATAAAGGTTGTTGCAATTTCCGGTCTGGATGAGGTGGTACTGGTACGACTTTCAATGGTTTTGCAATGATGGCGGCGACAGTCTCAAGCGATTTGAACGTGCAGCTGCAATTGATGTTCTGGCACTGGTTATAGCGCTCTTTAGTTGTTTTAGAGATTTGCGTGCTGCTACGAGTATGAGCAGCATGACCACATTCCGGGCAGTTCATCATTTTTTATCACCTCATCGCAAAAGTTCACCTAATGGGATGCAATTTATCATTATCAAGAACCTTCCGATAGAATTTATTCCATTTCGAGACTATCAATTTTCACTTCCAGTTCCAGACTGGTGGTAAACCCGCCGTCGCTGCTCAGGCTGTGCGTCAGTGTGGTAATGATCCATTCGCTGCCGTCCACCTGTTTTTTGAACCCGCTGACCTTCACCGGCATTTCCGTGTAAAGGTCAGCCCGCCCCCGTGCCAGCTGGATAAAGAACGTTGCCACGCCGCGCTGCAGTCGCTCCCACTGCATTTTTGCCGCCCGCTCTGCGTTGCTGCGGCTGGCATAGGTTCGGCTCAGGACCAGCACATTCTCATCGGTGCCTATCAGGTAATCGCCCTGCTTTGCCTCCGGCTCCTTTTTCTTCGCGGTGCTTTTCCGCCTGCGCTTAACCTTCGTGGTTTCCTTTTTGGCCGGTTCACGGGTATGCAGCCAGCTGGCAATCACGCCGGTGTAGGCGTCACGGTCCGCCAGGGTAAAGCGGTGACTGTCGCCCGCCGAACGGGTCAGCGTGATAACCGGCAGGGGTTTACCGCTGGCCGTCCTGCCCTGCCCCTGCCGGATAAACAGCAGTTTTCCGTCTTTCACGCAGGCCAGCGCCCCGCACTGGCGCGCCAGCCGCATCAGAAAGCTGGCGTCTGACTCGCTGGTCTGGTCCAGGTGATCGATCGCCATTTTTGCCATATCCTCACCCAGCGCCGTGGTCAGCTTGTGCCTGGCGGCAATCTCTTTCACCATGTCGCCCACGGTGGTCTTGTGCCATGACTTTTCGCGCCGGGTGTTGAGCGTGGCGCGAAAATCGGCGCTGCGGGCGCGCAGCACCAGTTTGTCCGGTGCGCCGGTGTGTTCGATTTCATCCACGGTATAGGTGCCTTTTGAGATAAGCGGCTCCCCCTGCCAGCCCAGCGCCAGTTTAAGCTGAACGCCCCGGCGCGGCAGCTGCAGCTGGCCGTCCGCGTCGTCCAGCTCAATGTCCAGCTGGTCCGCCTCAAAGCCCCGGTTATCCGTCAGCGTCAGGCTAATCAGGCGTTTTTCAATGCGCTGCGTGATGTCGGCACCGTCCATCGTCAGGCGAAAGGCGGGCGCGCTGGCCGTGCCGGTAACCCATTGTATGGCGCTCACTGGAACAGCCCTCCCACGGCGGCGGCCGCTTTATTTGCCGCGCCGCTGGCAGCCTTCTGCATCGATGCCAGCTGGTCACTGAGGCTGCCGAACATTTCGCCCAGCGACTCATCCACCCGTTTCAGCGTCAGCGTGAACTCAATGCGTCGGCACGCCCCGTTACTGAAAAACTCCGCCCGCGTCTGGTTCAGGCTCTCAATCACGAACATGCCAAAAATAGTGCCGCTGCCCTCAATCAGCGGCCACGCCTTGCCCAGCTCTGCCATCTGCTCCAGCGCAAACAGCGACAGCCTGCCGCCGGTGATTTCCGGCAGCAGCGTGCCGGTCAGCGTCAGCGTGTCGGTGTCCGGCCCCAGAAACTGCGCGGACGGTCGCAGACCCACGCGGCTGTTGGTGGGAAAGCGCCAGCTGCGCTGATACTGCAGCTCCTGATACGGCACCGTTTTCAGCGTGAATACAAACAACCCCAGCGTCATCATCATCAGTCAAAACCTCCCCGGTCACGGTAACTGCTGCGGGCACGGGCCTGTGCCTGCCGCTCTTTTGCCTCCAGCCTGCGCATCACTTCTTCCACCAGATCCTGCTGGCTCTGCCCCGGCTGCTGGACGATGGTTATCGGGGCGTGAATGGTCACAGGGGATGCCCCGCTGCTGCCTGCACCGGCTGCCTTCACCGTTGCCCCCGACGTGACCGGCAGGCTCATCGGATGCAGCGGACGCGCAGCGGCGGGCGTGGCGGCACTCCCCATCACCAGCGCCGCCGTGGCGGCCAGCGCGGCGGTGCGCCTGCGGCTGGTAATGCGGGCGGGACCGTTTACCAGCTCCGGGCCGTTCTCGCCAACGATGCCGAACTGCCCGGACGGGATAAACCCGCCGCTGTCGTAAAGTCCGGCAAAGCCCGTTTTCTGCGGGGGCGCAGGTTTGCCCGCTGCGCCGTTGCCGCCTGCCGTACCCGGTTTCATCCAGTCCGGCAGGTAGCTGTTCAGTGACGTCAGCCTGCTTTTCAGCGTCTGCCATTTTTCCTCAATACCGCTCAGAATATTGTCAATAATGGCGCTGCCCGCCGCTTTGAACTGCCCGCCCAGCGACAGCACCCCACTGGCTATGCTGTTCCATTTATCCCGGACAGTGGCTGCAATCAGATCCCACGCCTGCGTGACCCCTGCTTTAATCGCCTCCCAGTTTTTGTAAACCAGCCCCGGCAGCGTGTAGTTGAAAAAGATGCCCTTAATGGCGTCCCATGCCCCGCTGACCGCCTGCTTAATCCAGTCCCATGCAACGCTGACGCCCCGCATAATCACCGCCCACAGGGCGGCAAACTTAGGTCCCAGCGTTGACCAGTTCTGCCAGATATACAGCGCCGCCATGGCAATCAGCCCCACCACGGCCAGAATCGGGTTAGCGAACATCAGCCGCCCCAGCCAGAGAATGCCGTTGCCGACCATGCCCAGCGCGCCGCGAAGCAGTCCCAGCGCGCTGACTGACTTCATACCCAGAATACTGAAGCTCCAGCGCAGCATTGCCACCGGCCCAAGGATCGCCGCCATACTCAGCGTTACCGCCCCCATCACCGTTATCAGCGTGCCCAGCGCCAGCCCCGTTGCCACTATTCCCCCTGTCAGCTGCGGGTGTTGTTTCATCCACGCCCCGACCTTCGCCGTCAGCGCCGTGACGTGCCGGGTGATGGAACGCAGAGGTGTATCCACGCTTTCGGAAAGCGTGATGCCCACATCCTCCCAGGCTGAAGAGAGGCTTTTCAGGTCGCCGCTCAGGTTATCGGCCATGGTGCCCGCCACTTTTCCGGCCTCGCCGTGTGCGGCTTTAACGTCAGCCACCAGTTTCTGCAGCTGCCCTTTACCGGCCTGTTCAACCAGCACGCTCAGCCCGGAAAACGCCTCTTCACCGGCGATGTGCTTAAAGAGTGCTGCCTGACGGGCGTTCCCCATCTGCCTGGTTTTGCCGTACATTTCTGACAGTAAATCCACAAACGGGCGAAGATTCCCCTGCGCATCCCTGGTTTTTATCTTCAGCTCTTCCAGCGCCTTTGCCGCCTCTTTTGGTGGCGAGGCGAGACGCGAAAGAATGGCGCGCAGCGAGGTGCCCGCCTGGCTGCCCTGTATCCCCGCATCGCCCAGCTTGCCCGCCGCTGCGGAGGCGGTCTCCATATCCACACCGAGCGTGGCGGCAACCGGCGCAACGTACTTCATCGTTTCGCCCAGCATCTGGAGGTTCGTATTTGACCGCGTAAAGGTCGCCACCAGACTGTCGCCCACGCGGGCCATCTGGTCCGCCTGCAGCTTGAATCCGGTCAGGATGTTGGAGCCGATATCAGCCGTGGTTGCCAGATCGGTATCACCCGCCAGTGACATATTCAGGGTGCCCGGCATGGCTGCGCGTATCTGCTCCGGGTTAAATCCCGCCATCGCGTAGAAACTCTGCCCCTGCGCCACATCGTTGGCGGTAAAGGCCGTAGAAGCACCCAGCTGGCGGGACTGTTCGCGCAGACTGGCCAGCGCAGGGTCATCTTTTTTAAGGCGCGTCAGCGCCTGTACCTTTGACATGCCCTGGGCGAACTCAAGGCCGGGTGCCACCATGCGCCGGGAGGTGTACAGCATCCCGACACCGGCTCCCGTCATTGCCGCGCCATTACCCGCCATACGATCCCGCACCTCAAGCGTGCGGTGATAGCGTTCACAGATGGCGGCCTGCTTACGCTGCTGTTCGCCCAGACGCTTCAGCTGTGCCTGCTGGCGCTCAAGCGAACCGCTGGCGGCGTCAGCATCGGCCTTCAGCCGACGCTGTGCTTCGCCAAGCTGCTTCGTGTTAATCCCCGCCGCACGCAGCGCGTCCCGCTGACGCTGCACCGACTGGCGCAGCCCGTTGTAGGTCTGCTGTAGCTCGCTGACGCGGTTGCGGGCCTGCTGAAGCAGGCGCGCCTGCTGGGCTGTGGGGCGGTTTGTGGCGGCAAACTGCACGGCCAGCTGTGCCGCTTCCTTACGTGCGCCCGCCAGACTTTTTTCCGTAACGGCAAGCTGGGAGCGGGTTTTGCGGAAACCTTCTATGCGGCCAGCCTGGTCATTCAGGGATTTGAGGCTTTCTTTACTGGCTTTCAGCGCGGCGGCCAGCTCTTTAGAACCGGCCTGCGCTTTACGGAAAGGACGGGTGATTTTATCCACCGCGTTTAAAACCACCTGCAGCCGCAGGTTTGTGTTACTCATCGTCACCGGCTCCGCTTCGCAGTATCGCTTTATGCCGCCACTCCAGCACTTCGGTAAGCGGCATCACGTCAGTGACGGACGGCGGCCAGTGAAAAATGGTGGCGATGTCCGCCACCAGGTCATCCACCGTCAGGCTGTCGGGAAATCCGACAGCACCGACTTCGGCAACAAAAAAGTGACCACCTCCACCGACAGCGAAAGCAGGTCAGCAGGATCCATTTCGGCAATCTCATGCGGCTGCAGCGCGGGCTGGCTGATGCGCGGGAGTACGGTCATCATCGCGTTCACGTCCATATCCATCAGCGCCTGCAGGCGGGTGCCGCGCAGCGCGCCGGACTGCGGCTTGCGCAGGGTCACGCTGGTGATTTGCTCTTTTCCACGCGTTACCGGCGTGTCCAGCGTGACGGTTTTCTGCTGCGGCTGCGGTACGGCGTCGTGTTTAATCTCGGTCATCGTTTTATGTCCTGAAAAATAAGTTATGCAGCGGCAGGGCTTCCCCTGCCGGGGTTATCAGAGGCCAAGGGCGTTTTTGTGTTTTTCCATCAGATCGGTGCCGCCCACGATTTCAACCATGTTCACCAGGTCAACCTCGTACAGCACCTCGCCATTAATGGTCAGCTTCGCGTAGCTGTTGGTGCCGGACACTTTGGTGCTGTTACTCTCGCCGGTTTTCCACTCGCCGGAGTCCACTTCCTTGTGGCGGCCGCGCACAACCAGCTCCACCGCCTGCACCTCACCGGTGCTGTCCGTCTGAATGGAGCCGGTAAAGCGCAGCTGAATGCCATCCACCGCTACCGCGCCCATCTGCTTAAACAGCAGCAGCTCCGTGCCGCCGATGGTAAATTCCGTATCCAGCGCGCCGTCATCCAGCCCCATATCAATGTCCACCGCGCCCGGCATTCCGCCGCCGCGATACTTTTCAAACTTGCGGGTAAACTTCGGCAGGGTCACGGACTCAACCAGCCCCACCCAGTTATTGCCGGCGTTAAACAGGTTCAGGTGCTTCAGCTTGCGGGGTAATGCCATGTTGTTCTCCTTACGCGCTGACCTGGCTGGCAAAATTCACCAGATACTGGTCCGTGATGCGCTGGCGCAGCATCAGGTTTTCCAGCGGCGGCACCGGCGTGTAGTCATAGTCAATGGTGAGTTTGCCCGCCTTCAGCGAGTCCTTGTCGTTCACGCTTTCATCCAGCCAGCAGTCCGCGCCGATGAGATAGCCCTGGCTGACCAGGCTGCGCAGTTTGGCGCGGATGCTTTCGATAATGTCGCGGGCCAGCGACGGGTTCAGCGCGCCGTCCACCGCCCACATCTGCGCCTCTGCCATAGTGTCCATCAGCACCTGCGCGGTGCGGGTGTAGTTCTCAAAGGCAAACAGCGGATCGTCACTCAGGCAGCGGGAACCCCAGAAGCGGAAGCCGTCCTGGCGGATCAGCGTGGTGACGTCGTTCTGGTTCAGCAGACCCGCGTCCGTTGCCGGGTCCTGCAGGTCCCAGAAAACGTCTGCGGAAATGCCGGTGACGCCGTTCACGCCCACGTTGGACAGGGTTTTGTGCCAGCCGGTCTGCTGGTCAATTTTGGCGCGCAGGCCAAGCGCACGGGCGGTGGCATAAGCCGTGGCGTCCGCGTTCAGCACGGTGTCAAAATTGATAAAGTCCGGCCAGATAAGCATCCCTTCGCGCTGGCTGAAGTTGGCGCGATAGGCGATCGCCTCTTCCACGGTCTTACAACCGTAGGCGGACAGATAGGCAAAGCCGCGCAAGCTCTGCGCCACGCTCAGCAGCCCCGTTGCCACCGCCTGCGTGTCATGACCGGGCGCGCCGAGGATGCGTGGTTTAACGCCGCATTTGGCCTGTGCGGTCAGCAGCGCTTTCATGCCGGTGCGTTTGCCGTCTGCGGTCACGCCGCCGATGATGTTGGAGGTGGTTTCCGCTTCGGTTTCGCCCTGCGCCACGCGCACGACCACGGTCACGGGTTTGGCCTGGTCGCCGATCGCATCGAGCGAACGGGCCAGCGTGCCGGATTCACCGGCTTTGCCGCTGGCGGTCAGCACGTCTGTGAGTAAAACGGGGGTATTCAGCGGAAAGGTCGCCGCGTCGGCATCGTCTGCAGTACAGACCATGCCCACAATCGCGGTGCTGACCGTTGAAATGGTGCGGGTGCCTTCGTTAATTTCCGTAACGCGCACGCCGTGATGATAATCGTCTGCCATGTAGCAAATCTCCGGTTAAGGGGTTTTGCTATGGTGTTATGTGGCTCCGATGGATTCACGTTCTTGCTGTTGTGTGAGGTCTGACACAACGGACGACCGGCTTTTTTTCAGCGCCTTTTGCTCTGCAGCCGGGATACAGCGATACAGTGTCTTAACCGAAACATCCAGAACCAGCGCCACCTGCTGCAGCGTTGCGCCATTACGTAACATGCGCCTGGCTCTTTCGGTTACCTCTTCTGTCATTATCCTGCGTCGCCCGCCGATGCGGCCTTTCTCCCGCGCCGCCGCCAGTCCGGCACGGGTACGCTCCACTATCAGCTCGCGCTCCATTTCTGCCAGCGCCCCCATGACATGAAAAAAGAATCGCCCCATTGGCGTACTGGTATCAATGCTGTCGGTCAGGCTGCGGAAGTTTATTCCCTTTTCGCGCAGCTCTTCAGTCAGCATCACCAGATGGCGCATGCTGCGGCCAAGCCGATCCAGTTTCCACACCACCAGTGTGTCGCCTTCCTGCAGGCAGCGAAGCGCCTTTTTCAGTCCGGGGCGGTCTGACTTTTTCCCGCTTATTCTGTCTTCAAAAATCAGCTCACAATTTGCGCTCTGCAGCGCGTTTCGCTGTAAATCAGTGTTCTGGTCATTTGTTGACACCCTGATGTAACCAATCAGCACGGTAAACCTCGCATAAATGGCGTGGAGTGTGCCAGCCTGGCGCTTTTCAGTGCCAGGGTTTTCTTTCGGTTTTGGGTTGGTTTGGGCGAAGCGGCAAAACGGTCGGTAGGAACGGGGGAAAAACAACTTCCTGATATGGACAGCTTTGGGGCTGGGAAAGGCAGCGCATGGTACAAGTTGCACCCGTCGGGTCTGATAGAAATGGGCGGTGCTATTGCTGTCAATGGCTCAGCCCAGGCGCAAAAAATTACCGTTAATTATCCCATACCGTTTCCGAACGTATGTCGTGGTATTTGGTTCTCATTTCAAACTGAAGAACCCAGCCAACGGTTTTGTGGGATATATGATCGAACGTCCAGCCTGGCGTCTTTTGTTGCTTCGGTAGTCACTCCTACCGTGAATACAATTTATTTCCGGGCTATAGGGTATTAAATGGCATTTAAACGTTGGTTTGGGCGAAGCGGCAAAGCGGAACGTTGGCACAGGCGTTAATCAGATCCCCGATATGGGAAGCTGGTCAGGGAGTGCTGGCGAATCAGCCTGGCGACGCTCCCCCGACGGAACAATTATCCAGCGGGGGCGATCTCATTCTGGCCCGATAGGAGCGCCTGAAACAGTCAAATTACCCATTGCTTTTACTTCCAGCCTATACACGGTTATAGCTGTTTATGATTATGCGCTGGCAGGTACAAATTCTAATTTCTATTTTGCGACCAGACCTGTCAGTGAATCAGCGTTTGCGCTGATGAGTAATGCGGGCAGTAGCGGTAGCGCACTGGCTTACTGGATAGCTATCGGTAACTGAAAATATGAACATGTAACGCTTTCAACTCTTCATATAAATAAGGCCGTCTTGCCGCCATAAGGCATTAAAGTAAGATAGCGTGTTGTTTGGTGCATGGCACAACAGTAAGTCATTACATCCAGTGTGAAATGAATTTAGTGTATGAATTTGCATTTTATCGGAGACTTATTAATGAGTTACTGGTTTAGCCCTAAAAATAATGCTTTTTATCCTAAAGCCCTTAAAGAAGCATACAGGGACGCAGGAACGCTACCGGAGGATTTAAAAGATGTAAGTGACGCTGCTTTTATGGAGTTTTCCGGGATGCCGCCAGCTGGAAAAGTGCGGGCTGCTGATAAGGAAGGCTTGCCGTGCTGGGCTGATATGCCCACTCCTGAAGTGTCTGAAAATGAGCTAAAAGCGCAAGCCAGAAAGTTGCGGGATGATTTTATATTATCGACAGATCGAATGTTAGTTGAGGACTACACCATTAATGATATTCCTTTGTCTGGCGAGCAGCGCGAGGAATTATTAAAGGTTCGCTCCAGCTTCAAAGTGTGGCCTAACGTCGAGGGATGGCCGTTAATTGAGCTACCAGAAATCCCCGTATGGATTTTAATCGAAGCAGTTAATAATGGCTATGTGGTTCCTGTATGGCCGAATTAAAAAAAGCCCGAAAGGGCTTTTTTATTCATTAGCAATAACTAATATCCTATTGCAAACCAGCAAAAGGAATTTGAACCAGATCCGCCAGGGGAATATGCCTGAGTTGACTGAAAAGCCCAGTTGAAACCCTTTACAGAAACCGGATAAGCGCTTGCAATATATGTGTTTGGAACATCATTACTGGTGGCTGTGATGCACATCAATGCATGAGGAAAAACAATGGGGAAACTCCCGTCCCCCTTATATTTATGCACGCTCCCACCGGGCACCAGATAAGAACCATGTTCAATGGAGTAATCTATTATAATTGTACCCCACTGTAGCAGGAGTCCACCGGGGAGACTCATATATCCGTTTTTAGTTAGACTGCCCTTGAAGTTGCTCATATCCGGCAACTGATTTGCCCCTGTTCCGACCTCTCGTTTTGCCGCTTCGCCCAAACCAAGGTTTTTGAGAAATGCCGCCACGTTATTAATATCGCTGCCGTTCTTCGCAATATCCATCTTTCCGGCCAGTGCATTAAGCACGGTCGTTGAAAAATGCGGGTCATTTCCCAGCGCATCAGCCAGCTCTTTGAGTGTATCGAGCGCGGCAGGGGCTGACCCGACCAGCGCCGCCAGTGCCGCCTGTACAAATTCCGTGTTTGCCAGCTGCGTGGAGTTATTACCTGCCGCAGGCGTCGGGGCTTTTGGCGTACCGGTAAACACCGGGCTGGCCTTCGGCGCGTACTGCGAATGCGGATCGGTTGCGGCCAGATGTTTTGACATCAGGCTGCCCGCGTACTGGCGCACCTCCAGCACGTTTTCATCCACATACTGGCGCGTTGCCAGCACCACGGACGGGTCCACCTTCAGCGTGATGGCCGCCGTGCTGCTGACAATCAGGATCATGCGCAGGCGCTGCGTGCGCCCGCTGCCCTCCTGCAGCTGCGGCTTGTAAGTGTCAGCGGTGTTACAGACTGCAATCAGCGTGCCGTCACCGTCAAACAGCCCCATTTCCCGGATCCAGAAGCCGCCTTCCGTTTCAGGGATAACCTGTTCTGCAATAATCTGGCTGCCGTTGGCCGCGTCAACGGTCAGCGAATTGAGCGCCGCCCGGCGCACCTCATTTACCAGCTTCGTCTGGCTGGCGTTCGGCGTGGGCGATGTGCCGCCACCGTCGCCCACCGCCATGTGCGTGATATTCAGCTTTGTGCCGAGCGATACGGCGTTGGCAATTTTCGCCGCGCCGAGGTTGGTGACAATCGCATAATATTTTTGTGTCATGGTCCCACTTCCAGCAAGTCGATAACGTGAGTCGCCGCACCCGGATAGCTCCGGCCGCTGACGGAAATAATGTCGGGTGTATAGGGGTAAACGGTGAGATCGTCACCGCCATAGCTGGCGGCACCGAGATAACACTGGCCACCGCTTTGCAGGTTGATGGACATGCCCAGCATGTGGCGGCTGCACGGCTTCGCATCACTTATCAGACGTTCCAGCTCCTGATAGCTTTCTTCCGTGATGCCCTGCTCCTGTACGCCAATGTCCAGCCGAAAGGTGCCCGGCGCATCGCCCGTTTTCCACCATTCAACGATGCGGATAAGAAAGCCGAACGGCTCCACCACCCGGCGGATGGCGCTGGTTGTGCCCTTGTGCTGATGAATGTAAAACGCATCCTGTACCACCTTGCGCTTGACGCTCTCTGCCCAGCCTTCGTCCCAGCGATCGACAGAAAACGCCCAGGCGAGATACGGCAAAAACGTCACCGGACAGGTGGCCGGGTTCCACAGCTCACGCAGCGGCACCTTCAGCCCGGACAGGTCGCTGCAGGCTTCTGCCAGCCTGCGCTCAGTGGCGGAAGAACCCGGCGGCAACAACGTGTTGTTCAGACTCATACCGTTCCCCCTGCAGCGTCACCCGCCACCGTTATCAGTGTGCCGGTGCAGTAACCTGCCTGCGTGCGGTCCATGATGATGTCGCGGGCCGGTTCAATCATTTCCACCCAGTCCACGCCTGCCACGCGCAGCACTGCCCCGTAGGAGTCATGCCGTACGCTGCGCCCCAGCTTCGCCTGCTCTTTCAGGTAGGCGGCCAGCGCCGCGTTAGCGGCATCCAGACAGGGACCGGCCACCACACCGTCATAAAGATGCAGCCTAGCTTCCACGCGATAGGGAAATATCGCCGCCCCCTGCACCGTCACGCGGTCCGCCACCGGACGCACGCTTTCGTGATTCAACGCGCTGTCCACGACAGTCAGCAGGTCAGCCGGTGCCGTGCCGTCCCCTTCCCGGCTCAGCACTGTGATTAACACCTCCGCCGGAGCCGGACTGGTTGCCGACACGTCCGCCACGCGTCCGTCGGCGCTTTTGGCGTAAAACTCATAGGCCGCTTTTGGTCCCGCCACGCTCAGCCCTTCAAACGCATCCGGCACCCGCAGGCGCAGGTCATCGTCCGTTTCCATCTCCGCTTCAACCGGCGGAATGGCTTCCGGGTTCGCCGGGGTAATGGTCAGGCGCGTCAGGTTGTAATTCGCCGCCAGCTGGTCCAGATCGCTGCCGAGCGCGTAGGCCACCATCACCGCCTGCGCGGCTTCGTTGATGCGCTGGCGCAGCAGGATTTCCCGGTAGGCATTTTCCTGCAGCAGCTTAACCACCGGTTCAGACTCCAGCGCCAGCGTGCGGCGCACCGCCTCCTGCTCATCAACCGGATGCAGCGCGATAAATGCCGCCTTGCGTTCCGCCAGCAGCGTTTCAAAGTCCGGCACCTCCACCACTTCCGGCGCGGGCAGCTGTGAAAGATCAATGACTGCCACGGTTTCCTCCCGTTGAAACGTTCATGGCCAGCGGCGAACCGTCCGCACGCTGTCCGGTTAATTCCACCTGCAGGGAGCCGTCATAGTTGCGGCTGACCTGCAGGGCGTCGAGTCTGATTCGCGGTTCCCAGCGGCTCAGCGCGGCGTAAATGGCGGCCATCAGTTGCAGGTTCAGCGCATCGTTCTGCGGCTGGTCCATCAGGGCAAACAGCATCGAGCCATATTCACGCCGGGCAATACGGCTGCCCTGCGGGGTCATCAGAATGTCACGGACCGACTGGCGGATATGGTCAGTGTCCGTCAGCGCTTTACCGGTCTGCTGGTTCATACCGCGATACATCACTGCGGACCGCCTGACGTATCGCTGCCGGACCTCACGCCGCCGTGTTTGTGCTTATCCACCACCACGCCGTTAGAACTCATGTCGCCGCCGCTCTGCGTCACGCCGCCGTTAATGGTCATTTCCGCGTTGATTTGTGCCTGGTCAGCGTTAAGCGCAAAGCGCTTCGCGTTCAGCTCCATATTTTCGGCCCCCTCTATCACCACGTTCTGCACGCCTTTAATCAGCCAGCGATGCCTGGCCGGGTCATATTCAAACCAGCCGCCGTCCGGGTATTCGGTCACGCTGGCCTCTTCGGAATCTGATGGCGGCGGGAAGGTATCGGAATAAATGGCGGGCAGCGCAAAGGCGGTTTCCAGATGACCTCCGAGGCTCAGCAGCACAACCTGCTCGCCCACGGTCGGTGCCCACCATGTACGGGTGTTACCGGCGCGCAGTGTCAGCCAGCTAATCCAGTTGGTTTCAAGGTCGCCCGTTTTCACCCGGCACAGCCAGTTGTCCCGGTCCACGTCCGAGACTATGCCGGTGCGGATCAGGTTGGTGATAAGGCGCATGATTTCGGTGAGTTGTGTGTTCATACCAGGAGATTGCCATGAACGAATGTTGACAGGCAGTGGTGGGCTTTGTATGAGATGTGATACAAATATTTACTTGAACAGGTTCATTTAGTTGAAGCTTTATCTACTCTGAATTAACAGAAGGCGGCATAAAATGAGTTTTTGGAGTGAAGTTAATTTTTTTATGGATAGCACTCCTAAATGGGTGTCATCCTCTGCCACCGCATTCATTGGCGCATCTATTGGGGGGTTATTTACTCTTATAGGTGTCGATCGCCAGGCTAAGATTACTCGTGCAAGAGCAGAAAGGGAGTCACTTGAGTTGCAATTGTCAGTATTGAAAGGAGTTAAAGGAGAAATTTCCACTCTACTTAACCTATATAATAAAAGGATGAAACATCACATTGACAATATCGGCCCTGGAAAAATGCTGACCATTGGTTTTCCTATTGGAGATGATAACTTTACCTTCTATGAAAAGAATGCAAATATCGTTGCAAAATTAAATGATAACCCAAGAGACTCAATAATTAGCATCTACACTTATTCTCGCTCATTAATACAGTCTTTTAAAGGTAACAATGAGCTTATTGTAGAATATGAGAGGATTCTATTTGACATGACTGATAACAACAAAAATAAGGAAATGTATGAGAGATTGCACGATAAAAAAATCGAGACAATGATTAATTACGCACAAGGAATTAAAAAGATTGATGCAGAACTCAGGGAGACTATCAATAAAGGATTTTATGTTATCACTCAAGAAATAGAGACTCTGCAAGAAAAGTTAAAAATCTCATAAAAATAAAATTTACGCTCGCATTTGATTCATAAAAGATGTTCTGATTAGGAGTAGCCAATAACACTAAAGAATCGGCTCAGTCTTGAGTTGCTTAATTTAATCGACAAGCCAGCGCAGCAACGCCTCCTGCACCGTGGTTTCCACCTCGCCACTTATACCCAGCAGAGGGCGCGCAGCGTATTTCACTTCAGGACCGCCCCGGCTCACCCGATCGCGCAACCCGTAGTGATGCACACGGGCAATGCGCTGTGCCTGTCCGGTAAAACTGACCTCTGCCTGGCTGGCATTCGCCTTCGCCTTCAGGTATTTCGCCGTTTTCAGCTTCGTGAACATCCTGCGCTTAACCCGCCCCTGTTTTGTCCGGGCGGTCATCCGGCGCGGTTCCCATGCGCTGCCGTCCGGTGCCCTTTGCGCGGTCATATTCTGCTGCTGTATGCGCCGCACGTCCCGTGCCACTTCGCGCAGCATCCGGGTGCGCGCTGCCGGTTCCAGATTTGCCAGCAGCGCCGCCAGCCAGTCTTCCACTTTCTGCATTTCATCCATCAGCGGCCCGTCCAGAATTCTTCCGGCTCGTCCGGCTCCGGTACGGCTTCAATCTGCATCTGCCCGTTAACCTCACGCGCCAGCACCCGCTCCGTCAGCTTCAGGTTCAGGCTAAGGTCACAGGCACCGTTGCCCAGAATATCCACTTCAAAGGTGAACAGGCGCTCCCGTGCGTCAGGGTTCTGCAGCGCATCGGGCTGATTATCCCGCAGCCAGTACAGAATGGGTGCCATCAGCAGGTTCTGGTCACCGGTGAAGTCCGTCACCACAACGTTCAGGGTGTAACGGTACTCCCATGAGATGGACGCGGCAGAAGTGGCAACCAGCGAACCGTTATCCACAAACAGGTGCAGCCGGTCGGGGTTCTCCCGCACGTAAGGCACCGCCTTATTCAGGGCGTGGCGTAAGGACTGCGGTTTGTTCATCGTCTTTTTCCTGACAGTTCACTATGGTGTCCACCTTGTCCGCGCAGCTCGCCCAGGCGGCTTCCGTCTCATCCAGCAGGCGCATCAGATCGCCGTTACTGCGCGGGGCGACTTCCGGCAGGTGGCAGCGCGTTATTCTGGGACAGCCAGTCACGGTAAGACTGACCGCCGGTGATGGCCGGTCGCTGGCGCAGCCGGACAGCAGCAGCAGGCAAAGCGGTATTATCCCAGCGGCGATACGCTTCATTTTCACGGGTCAGGTCCTCAATTTGGCGCTGGCGCGTCTGCAGCAGCGCGCGGTTTTCTTCTGCAGCCGCATAAAGCCGGGTCTGCTCCCGGCTGTTGGTCTGCGTCAGGATATTCAGGGCAATCAGCTGGCTGTTTTTCTGGTTCAGCTTCGCTTCCAGCGCAGTCAGCGCCTTTTCCTGGCTGCGGCTTTGCTGCTCAGCCCTGTCCAGCCGCCACGTCTGAACGCACATCGCCGCGATCACCATCAGCAGCACTGCCACCAGTGCGCGCATCACGCCGCTCCCTTCAGGCACCAGGCCATTTCCCGTGCGCGGCGGTTCTCCAGCCCTTTATTTTTCTTACCGTTGACGTAAACCCAGCGCGGCAGCTCGTTGCATGCCTGCCACCACTGATGGCGGTTGATGTAGGACACCATGGTGGATCGGCATATTGCGCCGGTGCCCACGTTGAAGCCGATGCTTACCAGCGCATCGTAAACATGCTGCGGAGGCCTGACCTTCAGGCAGGCATCCAGCCTTTTTTCCGTCAGTAACACATTGCTGATTAACCCCTGCGCCGCCTGCCGTTCCGTGATGGTTTTGCCCGGCACTACGCCGTGGGTGTTGCCGATCCCGTCCGTCCATGTCCCCGCGCTGCACTGGTACGGCTGCAGCCTGCAGCCCTCAAAATCGGCAATCAGCTTCATCCCCTCCACCGAGGTGTGCAGCTGCTGAAAGCCCGGCAGCGTGGCGGCAATCGCCAGCACCACGCCCACCGTGCAGCGCTTAACGGTTTGCAGATTCATAGTCACTCCGGCTGATGCGGCCACGTTCCAGCAGCTGGTAGGTCTTGCGCTTGTAGTACCAGCTGATAAGCGTCATCAGCACGCCCAGCGCCAGCCCCACATACGTGGAAATATCTTTCAGCGACATCTCACCCAGCCAGGCCATCGCCACCGCGATGCACCAGGTGATAAACGCGCTGATCCGTTCTGTTGTCATGATTTCAGTTCCAAAGCTGCACGGTCTGCGCGGTAGCTGCAGGCGTAACGTCCGGCAGCTCCACCTCCAGCCCGTGGGGTAAAAAGGGGCCGTGTGACGCCAGCCCCGGATTCGCCTGCAGCACCTGCTCCGTCAGCCCCTGCGTGCGCCCGTAGTGACGCCAGCAAAGCGCATCCACCGTGTCATACTGCTGCGCACGCACTTTCATCAGATAAGCTCCACAATGCTGTGCGGCCTGTCCTGTACACGACTGACAGCCCAGCGCGCATCCCGCCACAGATCGTCCGTGGCATCCTCCAGCGCCTCCCCGCGTTTCACGCCTGCCGCCGTGGCGTCATAGTCCTGATAACGCTCGTTCAGCACCGCCCGCGTCCAGCACCACACCGCGTTGCGGTAGTGGTGAATGCGCTGGCTCTGCCCGGCCAGCTTTTCCGCCGGAACCGCTGCCAGTGAGGCGTAGCCCAGCTGCTGCTGACGGGCGCGGTAGTCGTACAGCTCCGCGTTCACTTCAGAAATGGCGGTCAGCACCACCTGACGCAGACGGGGCGCGGTTACGGTGCCGTCCGTTCGCATGGCGCTGCGAAAATCTGCCAGGTTAAGATCCGGCCAGAACGGCGTATTTTCGATAATTTCCGGCGTGTCCGGTGCCTGCTCCGGCGCTACAAAGTTCATTGCCGTGGTTCTCCTGGATTAGTTGGGCGGTGGACGGGGTTTTGATAAGGCCATGCCTGTCGCCACCCCGTGCCGCCCCGCGCGTGGGCACGTCCGGTTATCAGCTGTCGCTCTTACGCAGAAGGCGCTCCAGCTGTTCAATGTCTTTTTTCACCCCGCAGCGCTCGTCCAGCTGCAGCGCACGCTTAAGGTGGTCAAGGGCGGCTGCCGGATCGCTTTCTCGCAGCAGCCAGCCGGTTGATTTGTGCAGGCGGGCGCGGGACTGGTCAGGCATATCCAGCGAGCTGGTCACATCCAGCACCTGCAACAGCAGCCGCTCGTCAAAAGGGGTTTCTGCCAGCAAGGCAGCCTTTGCCGCGTCGGCCATCTCTTCGGCCAGCAGCGTCTGCACGTTGCGGTTAAACCCCTGTGGCATCACCCAGCCCTTGCGCAGGGCATGACGGCCAATCAGCAGCGCGCCCGGATAATCCCCGGCATCGATACGCCACAGCATCACGTACATCAGCACGTCATCCTGTTGCGCGCTGTCAGCCGACATCACGCCATTCACCCAGGTAACGTATTTCCCCAGCACCTCGCGCTTGATTTCGGCTTTTTTCTCAGTGGACTGAATGCCCTTGAGGCGGCGGCGATCTTCCGCCAGCTGCATCAGCATCAGGTCATAGCCTTTGGTGTGGCGACCATTGCCGCCCTGCCGGGCGGCCTCCTGTGCCAGTACATACTGCGTATGTCGCTGAAAAGGACTTAACGCCATGCTTACGCCCCTTCGCCGGTATCAGCAGGCGCGGCTGCCGGTTTGGCAAACTCGCCCAGCTCGATGTTTTCCACCAGGCAAACGCATTCATAGTCCTCAACCACATACGCCTCGTTGACCGACTCGAAGTTTTCAACACGATCGCGTTTCGGGTTGTCGATGACGGAACGGCGGCGGCTTTCGCTCTGCCAGTAGATAGAGAGGTTATCCAGACGGGTGATCAGCACCGCGTTTGCCGGGAAATACGGTGCGCGCACCGCCTGCAGGCCGCCCATGCGTTTCTGGCTGATGATGAGATCGGCGGCCAGCGCTTCCGTGTTCGGCTGTTGCTGATTAACCAGCGGGAAATATTTGTCAGCCAGCAGACCGCGACCACAAATCACCACCAGTTCGGTGTCGTCCTGATACTGCACGCCGATTTTGCGGTTCACCGCGTCCATCACCAGCGCGTCCAGATTCTCAAAATCGCCGTTTTTACCCACGCGTACGGACGCCGACACCGCGCCATCGTCGCCCGGAATGCCGCTGATAACATGCACCGGGGATTCCTGGCGGATTTTCTCCAGCCAGCCAATATTGACGTCCTGCAGCAGCGGGTTTTTGGTGCGGTCGGAGGTTTTTTCACGCTTCACGCCGTTAAAGCCAATCATGATGCGGTCAAGCGCCTGGCGTTGGATAATGGCGTCGCGGATACGGGTCTGAAAGTCCTGAAACTTGGCCCATAAATCCAGCTTGGCGTACGGCAGCGCCGTATCAAAGTTGGTCTGGGTGCATTTGTAGCCGGTGCCGTCGATGTAGGTCGGATCGGTGGGCTGGCGCTCCTGGCTGGAGGTGTCCGTGGTGCCTGCAATGGTCGAACCAATGCCCAGCCCCAGCACTTCGCCGGACTGCTCATCAACCGGAATAATATTAATCAGGGTCAGAAATGCGGTGGATTCCTGAATCTTGCTTTCCAGCTTCTGCGCCACAGACGGCTCAACGGTAAATTTCGCGCTGATGTCCGGGACGTCCACGCTGTAGACTTTCGCCAGCTGGCTCAGGAAGGCGTTAAATTTAAAACGGGTCTCTTTTTTCATCGGTCAGTATCTCTGTATTCAGTTTTATTAAGCCTTGCGGCTGTTATCAGCAGTCGGTCAGGCTTTCATGGCCGCCGTTCCCACCCGACGTTAATGGCCGGAATTCCTGTCGCCGGTCTTCACGGCTCAGTTTTTCCTGCAACGTCGCAAGGGCTTCCTTGTGTTCGGCCAAATCCACTTCCAGCGACCGGGTGCGCTCATCCTGTTCGGCCAGCGCCTTATCGGTGCGGGCGCTGTAGTTCTGGTGTTCAGTGGCTATCAGCTCCACGGCACCATGCACATCTGAAAAGCGCCCGTCATCGTCCTGCTGTTTGCGGGCAAACATCTCTTTAACGCGGGTGAACAGAGACGGCGCGACCTCTTCAAATTCGATCACCGTTTCTTCGGCGGCGGTAAACAGGTTTTCGGGTGCGGTTTTGCGCTTAGCCAGCGGGTTATGGGTCGCGCTGGCGCTGAAGGCCAGCATTTCAGTGCCGAGGCTCGCCGGTTCATCAGTAGCAGCCAGTCCGATGAGATAGGCTTCGCCGGTGTCGGCAAATTTCGGGGAAACTTCCATTGACGTAAAAAGCTTCTGCCACTGCCTGGTGAGTGCGACCAGTTCCGGCGTCGGCTCAATGTCGGCATACAGTCCCAGCTTTCCGGCCAGCGGACCTTCGGTAATTTCTTCTGCGACCAGTCCCGTGATGCGGCCATAACGTTTAAACGTGCCGTCAGGCGCATAGGATTTCAGGTGTTCCAGATTAATCAGCGCCGTGTACAGCTGCGGGTTGTAATTCGCCGCCATCTGCTCCAGCCATTCGCGCTCAATGTTGCGCCCGTCCGTTGTTGCGCCCTCGACGCCAATGCGAAAGCGCTTCGCTTTAACTGCCCCTGCCATGTGAATCACTCCGGTTAAAAACTCTGTGAGGCCCTATGTTTGCGGCGGAAGGGGGTCTGAAACAACGCGGGGACATTGTGTGAAAAACCACACAAAGCACGGCGGCAGAAAAGCGCACGGCGGAGCCGTATTTTGTGCCCATGACTACGATGATGACGCCCGACGACCTCGATCCCCGCAGGCAGGCCATGCTCCTGTACTTTCAGGGATACCGTATCGCCCGCATTGCTGAAATGCTGGGAGAGAAGCCCGCGACCGTTCACAGCTGGAAGAAGCGCGACAAGTGGGGCGACTATGGCCCGCTTGACCAGATGCAGCTCACCACGGCTGCGCGTTACTGCCAGCTCATCATGAAGGAGCAAAAAGAAGGGAAAGACTTCAAGGAAATTGACCTGCTGGCGCGCCAGTCCGAGCGCCACGCCCGCATCGGCAAATTCAGCAACGGCGGGAACGAAGCGGACCTGAACCCGAAGGTGGCGAACCGCAACAGCGGACCACGCAGGCCGCCGGAAAAGAATGTGTTTTCAGACGAACAGATCGAGAAGCTGCAGGAGATTTTTCACGGCTCGATGTTCGGCTATCAGCGCCAGTGGTGGGACGCCGGTAACAAGCACCGTATCCGCAACGTGCTGAAGTCTCGCCAGATCGGTGCCACCTTTTACTTTGCCCGCGAGGCGCTGATTGATGCGCTGACCACCGGGCGTAACCAGATTTTCCTTTCAGCCAGTAAGGCGCAGGCGCACGTATTCAAACAGTACATCATTGAGTTTGCCAAAGAAGTGGACGTGGAACTGAAAGGCGACCCCATGACGCTGAGCAACGGCGCGTGCCTGTATTTTCTGGGCACCAACGCCCGCACCGCGCAGAGCTACCACGGCAACCTGTATCTGGATGAATATTTCTGGATACCGAAATTTCAGGAACTGCGCAAGGTGGCATCCGGCATGGCGCTGCACAAAAAATGGCGACAGACCTACTTTTCCACGCCGTCCAGCCTGACCCACAGCGCCTATCCGTTCTGGTCCGGTGCCCTGTTCAACCGGGGCCGCGCCAAAGCCGATCGCGTGGACATCGACCTGACGCACCCCAACCTGTCACCGGGCCGCTTCTGCGATGACGGCCAGTTCCGCCAGATTGTCACCGTGGAGGATGCGGTGCGCGGCGGCTGTAATCTGTTCGACCTTGACCAGCTGCGCCTGGAGTACAGCCCGCCGGAATACCAGAACCTGCTGATGTGTGAGTTTGTGGACGACCTGGCCTCCGTGTTCCCGCTCACGCTGCTGCAGGCGTGCATGGTGGACAGCTGGGAAGTATGGGATGACTTTGAGGCGCTCGCCCTGCGCCCGTTCGGCTTTCAGGAAGTATGGATAGGCTACGACCCGGCAAAGGGCACGCAGAACGGCGACAGCGCCGGGTGCGTGGTGATCGCCCCGCCTGCCGTGCCGGGCGGCAAGTTTCGTATCCTGGAGCGCCACCAGTGGCGCGGCATGGACTTCCGCGCCCAGGCGGAGGCCATCAGGAAGCTGACGCAGCAGTACAACGTGACCTATATCGGCATCGACTCGACCGGCGTCGGCCTGGGCGTCTATGAAAACGTGAAGATGTTTTTCCCGGCGGTGAAGGAGTTTGTCTACAACCCGAACGTGAAAAACGCCCTGGTGCTGAAGGCGTACGACATTATCAGCCATCAGCGCCTGGAGTTTGACGCCGGGCACCTCGACATCGCGCAGTCATTTATGGCGATCCGTAAAGCCGTCACGGCCAGCGGCAACCGCCCCACCTATGAAGCCAGCCGCAGCGAGGAAGCCAGCCACGCGGACCTCGCCTGGGCGACCATGCACGCGCTGGCAAACGAACCCCTGCAGGGCGAAGCGGCCCATACCCGCAACATTATGGAGATTTACTGATGAGCAAACGAAAAAGCCGCGCCCGCACGCAGCCGGTCAGCCAGCCGGAAAAAATGACCGGCGCACCGGCGGCGGAAGCGTTCACCTTTGGCGACCCGGTGCCGGTTCTCGATCGCCGCGAACTGCTGGACTACGTGGAATGCGTGGTGATGGACCGCTGGTATGAACCGCCGGTGAGTTTTGACGGGCTGGCGCGCACGTTCCGCGCCGCCGTGCATCACAGCTCACCGATTAACGTGAAGCGCAATATTCTGACCAGCACCTTTATCCCACATCCGCTGCTCAGTCAGCAGGCTTTCAGCCGCTTCGTGCAGGATTATCTGGTGTTTGGTAATGCTTATCTGGAGAAGCGCATCAATCGTCTCGGCGGCCTGTTGTCGCTGGAGCCAGCGCTTGCAAAATACACCCGGCGCGGCACTGATTTAGACACCTACTGGTTTGTGCAGTACGGCCTGACTACGCAGCCTTACCAGTTCACGCCGGGCAGCGTTTTTCATCTGCTGGAGCCTGACATCAATCAGGAAATTTATGGGCTTCCCGGCTACCTCTCAGCCATCCCGTCTACGCTGTTGAATGAGTCGGCCACACTGTTCCGCCGGAAGTATTACCTTAACGGCAGCCATGCAGGCTTCATCATGTACGTGACCGATCCGGCGCAGAGCCAGGAGGACGTGGACAGTATGCGCAAGGCGATGCGAAGCGCGAAGGGGCCGGGCAATTTCCGTAACCTGTTTATGTACTCACCGAGCGGGAAAAAGGACGGGATTCAGATTATCCCGCTGTCAGAGGTAGCGGCAAAGGATGAGTTTCTGAACATCAAGAACGTGTCACGGGATGACATGATGGCTGCGCACCGTGTGCCGCCGCAGATGATGGGCATAATCCCGAACAACACCGGCGGCTTTGGTGATGTGGAAAAGGCCAGCCGCGTCTTTGTCCGCAACGAGCTGATACCGCTGCAGAAGAGACTGCAGGAAATTAACGGCTGGATTGGAGAGGAGGTGATCCGCTTTGAGCCTTACACATTGGACATTCAGAGCGAATGATAAAAAACAACCATCACTAAAAAAAGAGGGGCATAAGCCCCTTTTACATTAAGTACGCAAAATAATTTGCTGCTGAACCTGGATAGGCTGCAATGTCTGATATTTTTGCCTTATCAGGTTATATAAATCAGGCATTTCCTCAGCTGATAAAGTTACAATAAGAACATAAGGCAATTCATCTAACTCATCCACATCAACAGGCATCCCGCAATCGCGACCATAATAAGCGATGTCAAAGCAAGGATTAGTTAACTCACCTTCTTTAAAGGTATGTTCGCTTCTTAGCGTCGTCTCCCATTTATGGGCATCAATGCGCTGCTCATTTTCATCAGCATAAACATTTTTCAGGTTGAAAAGAGGGAAAGTGAGTCCATCACTATCAGAGATGCCTTTACGCATAGTCACTTCCAATCCACTTCTGGTGTAGTTTAAAGGATGCTCAGCATCTACTGGACTTGAGAAGCAGAATGTTGCCCTCAAATTCACACGACCTTTCATCAGAACTTCGGGAACAGGAATAAGCGCTCGCATGTGTTGGGATGGCTTCAGTTTTCCTTGATAGATAACTTTTACCTCATCATCCCCGCAGAATATCACTTCACTCAGATCATGAGGGAAACGACCCCAGCCTACCTCGTGGCGATTAAGTTTTTTACATTCAGCATGATGTATGAGGAGTGCCTTAGCAGTCAGAGGCGTGATGTTATATTGCAGTGATGAACTTAACGCTATCGCCTGTCGCAACACCAACGGTGCTGCAAAACTCGTTCCGGCAGTGCTGGCAAGCCCATTAAGCATTGGACTGTATACCTGAAAAGGTTCATCCTCATTCCCTCCAAATGCGACCCCATCAGGCTTTACAAAGCCGGGGCTTCGCCCAGGACCAATGCAACTGTAAGAACAACGCTCCCAGTCATCAGATAAAGATGTCGCCGCACCGACAGACAAACCATTAACTAAGTCTGCTGGAGGCTGGATTCTGTTCAATTGCGCAGGGAGATGTCCATCATTTCCTACTGCGATAGTGCAAAGCGTTTCACCAGTTGCAAGAATTTCCTCAAGTGTAGACGTCCACACATGGACATCATCATCATCCACGGGCAATCTTGGTCCTAAGCTTAAATTCACATAATCATAATGGTTCTGTTCCAAAACACTTTTAATTCGGATCAGAACATCAAAAAGATCAACATCCGAATTATTAACATTGGAGTCCAAAACACGATAATGATCAATATTACAAAAGGGCACCGCCAATTTTTCGGTTTCCGTCCCCAGAACACCAAATAGAACTGTAGAAGTTACATCCTGCCCATGGGAAACTAATTTAGCACTCGTGGCGGAGTTACCATTAAAGGTGTATTCAGTAACCCATGGACTGAAATCATCTACCCCAAGGCCGCCGTCGAATATAGCCACCTTCAAATTTTGATTTACAGCTCCTTCAGTCGGCAAACTAAGATGGGATGCTTGTTCCACAGAGCGCGCGATAACTGGTTCACTTAATCTTAATTCTGGCAGTTCTCTTAACGTTCTAAGAAAAGAAAACTCCGCAATTTTCAAAGCAACATCTTTACTTGCTTTAATTGGCATAAAAGTTAAGCCCTTAACTTTTATGCTTCTTGCTGTATCGATGACTGCGCCATTTTGCAAAGCAAAGGATTCAAAAGTATCAATTACGCTTGAAGTATTTTCTGGTGTATGCAGTGCCACCTCAATGTTCATCATTTCGTGACCATTGATTGCTTTTACTTTATCAGACACTTCAAGCATAGAAATGCTTTCCAGAGTAATAAAGTCATCCTGCTGTCCCTTCGTTAGTGCATCTTTATTGACAGCATCAAGGAATTGCTGGAAATCTTCCTGCTTACCGGAAACATAAATACAGGCCGTTGTATACTCGTCTTTTCGCCCTTTCTTTTTGATATCTTTTCTTGGCTTAATTTTAATAGCTTTACTACCGATGCTGCCGAGGGAAAACCTGTCCAGCAACCCTACAGGAAAATAGCTTTTAGCCAGAAATGTTGGGTGTAATACAAATTTTGCCACAGCCTTGCCTTCTGGCATTGCTGACGTAGGGATTTTATTGATTTCAGCAATCAATTCACTCAACTGTCCGGATATAACAGGTTTATTTTCAGAGTAGGTATAAGGTTTATTCTTATTACCACCTCCCCGGCTCAATTTAATTGAACCAGTAAGAGTTTCTCCATATCCTAGCAACATATTTTTATCATTCATTTCCTTCGCCCTCTGCCTTCACAAATTTACTGACCTGAGTTCTAGGTATACCTAGGTCACGTGAAATTTTCCTTTGCGAAACATTATCAGATAACATTGTTCTAATAACATCATCAATAGACTCGCCTTCTAATAACTCATCTATCAACGATGAACTTAAAGGAGAGTTCTCTATAATAGAATTACGTTTAGCTTGGTTAATTGCTCTTTCAATTACAGCGTAAGAAACCTTATCCAATCTAGCCGAAATATACCCAGCCAGATCATCACCAACATCTTTAGATATTAAATATCTTTGAATTAGGTCTTTTGTTGGATAGTCAAAATCAATCACTCTATCAAATCGTCTCCAGGCAGCTGGATCGAGTAATTCTGAATGGTTTGTAGCAGCAATTAGTACAGAAGTATTAGGCCATTCGTCAATAGCTTGTAAGAGCACAGTAACTAATCGCTTGAGTTCTCCAACATCTGTTGCATCATCTCTTTTCTTAGCGATTGCATCAAATTCATCAAGCAGCAGCACACATGGAAATGACGAAGCATAATTAAGAACTGCCTTTATGTTATTCCCCGTTTTACCTAAATAGCTGCTCATTACACTCGCAAGATCAAGTGTGAGAAGAGGCATATCAAGCTTACAAGCCAACCATTTTGCAGCTAACGTCTTCCCAACTCCCGGAGGCCCTCCCATGAGAAGAGACCTGGAAGGATGAAGCCCCTCTTTATGAAGGCGTTCTTTCATTTCCCATTCGATCACAAACCGATTTAATTGCACATCAGTTTTGCTAGGCCAGACAGGTTCTACATCAATAACCACAGGATAAGTTTCGACTAACAATTTTTGCCTACTGTCAGCATCAACGGGAGCGGCTTTAGGTATCAGTGGTTGGGCGCGCTCAACAGCGACAGCACCACTGGTATGCAGTAGCAAGCTTTCCAGTTTGTTCGCTAACTCTGGAGATTCTTTTTTCAGTTTTCTTGCCATTACTCTTAATCGCATGAGGAGGCTTTCCCTCTTCCCTGCAAGCGCATCACTGACTACATCAATGAGCATGTCATTCGTAACATTAATCATTCAACCACCTTTACGGCAAACACCAACCACAATGAAAACAATCATACACCATTAATGCTAAATAGCAGCCCATTAAGAGCCAAAAAATCGAACATCAGAACCAGTTTGACCAAAAACAGAACCACATCACACATACAATGAGAATGATGTAAAAATTACACACAATTACTACATGCAGCGCGCGCTCGTAGCCCCGCCACGCCTGCCCGCTTTATGTATCGGTTTTCATGCACCTGCATGACATAAGCAAAAGCCCGCCGGTTCTGGCGGGCCTCAGCAAAAACGATCCTCAAACGATCATGCGTTTTCATGCAGCATAGTCATGCACTACTCTCGCAAGGCAGAGGTTGAAAGATTTCCTGTGTTGCCAGGCTAACCCTCTGCTCTTTATTGATCATTATTTCAATGAGCATGCAGGTTCCTTAACTGGTCACATCCATCGATCGGCTGTATTCGTGAATACGGATTTTCGCCATCAGCTCGTCGGTCAATTCAGACACCCATTGGATAGCTAACCGCTTTTCTTCGTCGCTGCACTCACTAGCCGCTACAAGCTTGATGAAAAAATCAATGCGCTGAAGCTTCAACGACTCCAAAAGATAATCCTGCATTTTTCCTCCTGTCACTATCCCGGACACCAAACAACTGTACATATATACACTGTATATAAGTACAGTATAATAGAGATTTTCAAATGTAAATGCCTTTTTTATCCGTCAATTAGATTGCTCTGACACGGATCAAGGACAGCAAAATTGCTGAAACAGTGGTATCAATACCACTGCCGCCATTTGTCATCCTCCTGCAGTCGGCGGTTCCGGTAAAAAATCCGCAGCCCTGCGCCAGACGGTATGCTGCCGCCGCGTAAAAGCAGGTCGATTTCTTTTTCACTCCCGTCAAATCCCCTGATTTTCAGCTCTGCTTCCAGTTGCAGCCGCTGACTGTCAGTAATTTCCTGTTTGTAGCCTTTTCTCCGCTTCAGTTTCACCTGTTGCATCCTGGCCCGAAGCTCACGCAGCTCTTTTTTGCTCATCGTCAGGAAGTCCGGGCACAGCTCCGGCCCTTCTTTACCGGGCAGATCGCCCCCTGTAATGTTTAAATTTTCTACAGGGGGACAGTTATTGCCACGAGTCCAAGGGGCGCAAGCGCCCTGGTCGGCTGAAGCCTCCTGAAGGTCAACGGCTTTACGAACCATTTTCCACTTAACCGCGTGCGTGCAGATTTTGCCTTCAATAAGTGGTGACCAGATACCATAAATGCGGATGCCGTGATCGCCGTAGGCGCTCGGCTCCTCGTTACGCTCATAGGCCGTTCGGATAAGGTGATGTTTGCGGGGAACCAGCACGCCGCCCTGTTTCATAATGTAGGTGGCAAAGCAGCCCACATCAGCAGCAGCCAGCACCGCGTCCAGACTGGCGTTTTCAAGCACCGGCGTGCCCGGCTTTTTATCACCGCCCATGCGGTTGTTCTGACTAGCCAGCAGGCGCAGCTCCCGGTAAGCCTGACGCCCCGGAATACCAAAGAAACGAAACTGCTGCACGCGGTGCAGCGATGCCCATGCGTTTACGTTTTCCGCATTGTCACGCAGTGATTTACCGGTTTCTTTGCTGATTTCATCCGACAGGCCGCGACCGTCAATATTCTTACTCACGTATTTAGAGATATAACTGGTCGGCGTACCCTCACGCGGATCAATAAGCACTGCTTTGAAGCGCGGCTCGGTATTGTTGCCCAGCTCTTCGCGGTCTTCGCGGATGGCAAACTTCCGCAGCATTGCCGTAATTGAGCGGCGTTCTTTCTTGCGCATAAAGCACAGCAGGTGCCAGTGTACGGTGCCGTCATGGTGCGGTTCAGCAACGCGGACGCCGTACCAGCGCAGCCCGGCCTTGTGCATCGCCTTGCGGAACGCGGCAAACGTATTAACCAGATAATCACTGCTCTGACGGACCGTTTCACTGGTCCACTTCGGATTGGGCCTGCCATTGCTCAGGGTGGCGTGGAAGCGTGACGGGCAGGTAATGGTATAAAACACGGCGCAGTCGCCGCGCATTTCCGCAATAAGCTCCAGCCCTTTAACGCAGGCCATCATTTCATTACGGCGGTGTGCGGGGTTACTGCTGCTGGCGTTCACCACGTCTTCCATATCCAGCGTGTCGCCGCTTTCATTAACCAGCTCATGCGAACGGAAAAACTCGAGCGATTTTCGGCGCTGCTCACGCTTATGGATTACGGCTTCATAGCTGACATACGGGGATGCTTTCTTGTTGACCAAGCACACGGCGCGCAACTGCTCTTCCCGCCACTCGCAGCGCATTTGCCACAGCTTGCGATACCACCAGTCCGCGCACAGCATACGGGCCAGCGACGGCGGAATAAGGTCATAAGGAACGGGTTTACGGCGGCGCTTTTTGCGGCGCAGCTGCTCCCAGGCGGGCGGGATGACGTCCAGCCGCATGGCTTCAGCGGCCACCCTTTCCCATGCCTGCCTGATTTGTTCCGGCTTAACTTCATCGACAACAAACAGATCGCCGCTGGCCGCATCCAGACACATGCTCATGTGTGCCGCAACCAGCGTGGACAGGCGCTTGACCTGATGCTGATTCATTTCAGGCAGCGCCAGCAGCCCTTCCAGACCGTCATGGCTTGCCATAAACCGGAACGAGGCAGACACCTGACTGTCACGTACGCGGGACAGCCTTTCCAGGCATGGCCTGATGGTTTCATTCAGATAACGGGAATATGCCCTGGGCTTGTCCAGGCGCTGGAAATATTTAATACGCTCCATCAGCGGCTTGCTGATGTGGGCAGGTTCGGCGTTTACGTCAGCCAGAATAACCAGATCGGGGTTAAAGCGCTGCTGTTCGTGGGCCATTCTGGCGCGGCTGATCAGATTATCCTGTGCCATTTCACGTAAGACAGGATCGCGGGACTCGTTATAAAAAAAGCGATTCCATGCCTCATCACTCTGTGCTTCGCGGCGCAGCTGTTCGTGCTTCCCGTCAGCGGCGTAAAGAGTGATAAGGGTTGAAAGCGCTGATGCCGGTACAGGCTCAGTTGTTTTCAGGCGCGGGTTAACCGCTTCCCGTGGAGCGTTCCACGGGTAAGCGTATTCTTTCTGCATCAGAGGCCGCCCCGGCAGTGGCGATTTTTCAGCTCTGCGATTTCCTGGCAGGTGACACAACACTGCACGCCCTGAATTGCGCGGCGGCGCGCTTCCGGGATCGCGGCATCACATTCTTCGCAAAAAAACTGGCTGGCCTGTACCGGCCGACTGGTTACCAGAGCCACCTGCCGTGCCAGTTCTTCCTGCACGCGTTCCTGTACGCGGTCCATTGAGTCGCCCATCAGTGCAGCTCCTGTGATTCGCTTTCATAACGTGCAGCTTCCTGGCGGATCAGCTCTGCCGCTTCAATGCCGTTCAGGTCTTTTTGATGGATATACAGGGCAAGCGCGACAAGGCGCTCAGAAACGCGCAGCGCACGCTCTTTGCGTTCCTCGCTGCGAGCCTTATTAAGCAGCGTCACCATTGCGTCGGTGTCAGCTTCAAAACTACGGGTTTCAATATTTCGCATATTTCTTTCTCCAGAATTTGGGCAAAAGAATGCCCGGCGGATTTACGCCATTTAATTTCGTTGGGTTAATTAATTAGGTAACGTCAGTTTTTTGGGAAATAAACTCACGACTGCACGAATATGATTCATTGCACTTATCAGCGCGTATTTTTCATCACTCGTCAGTTCATCAAATTCAACGTCATGACGTTCTGACCGGATATTTGCCAGAAAGAAAATTGCGCCTAATGCCCTTCTGTTCTGCTCGTACTGCGTATCGCGCTTGTCTCGCATATCAGCTATAAAACGCTTCAGCTCATTACCGCAGTTATCACCCCATAACTTTGTGCGTATAGCCGCAATGTGATTAAGGCCGTTAAAGCGCTGACCTGCACTCAACTGAATAGCAATGTCTTCAACTTCAATTGCCATTTATTCTTTCTCCCGTTTCCGGTTAAATCTGCCAGCAGTTCCGCCTGGTTATTTGACGGGTGCCAGCGCCTGCCGTTCTCACCCATAATCCAGCCATTCCCATAGGCGGGCGAAGGATTCTGACGGCGTAAAAGTGGTGCTACTGAAAAAGCCATGACCACCTCAACTCAAACCGAACGCGCCAATGCCGCTCATTGCGTCCATTGTTGAGGACAGAGCCGGATTGGTATGAATTCTTGCCTGTACAGCCATTGCAGCCAGTGTCAGGCAGCGAATGCCGCTGTTTACGTTCTGGATTAACTTGCGGCGGCATGATGTTGTGATTTTGTCCTGAACAACTGCGGCCGCTGCCATCTGCCCTACTTCTGCCGTAGCTTTAAGGATGTAAGAGGATAAGTTTTCCTGCGCCATCTCATTTACCGGCACACAGGGCAAACAGTGCAGCTGTGCCAGCATCCCATCAACCAGCGTTGCATCTTCGGTCAGGTCAGTAAGGATTAGTACTTCCCGAACCGTAAGCTGATGCACCTGCTCCGGGTTCAGCTTGTTGCTGATAGTCTGCGGATTCAGACCCGCTTTCTTAGCCAGCTGGATTATATTGTGCTTTGCCGCAAATGCCCGGCAGGCTTCATCAAAATGGCTATGTGTGGAAACACGAAAATCAAACATGCAACGTTCTTCCAAAGTTCTCATAATCGAACTTACTGACCAACGATAACGCGGAAGTTGGAATGACCGAGGGACTCACGGACCTGATCGGTTTTGTACATCAAGTAACGCAGGCTCACACGGCCTTTGTTTTTATCTTTTTTAACCATGTACTTAGCAAGCTGACCATGGTGAATTTTCTGATAGACAGAGCCACGGGAAATACCTTCCCATTCTGCAAACTCTGCAGGGGTAGCCAGCTCCTTTGGTACACGAATTGAAATATCGATGCTCATAGTGCAGTATCTCTTAGTTTATATTCGCTTTATCTCGTTTTATGCGGTTTGGTTTTGATTTTCAAACCATGAGTGGATATTAAGATCACTTTTTATATGCGTCAAGGGGTTTGATTATGAGTTTAATCAAGGCAGGGAATGATAGCGGTGGGCGCGATGCGATTAACAGGCTTATCAAGGCTTACAATTTTAACTCACGTCAGCAGCTCTGCGAACATCTAGCGGTATCGAAAAGTACCATGGCTAACAGGTACTTACGAGATAGCTTTCCTGCTGAATGGGTAATTCAATGCGCCCTTGAAACAGGGATCTCCCTTCTATGGCTGGCTACCGGCCAAGGGGATATGTATACGAGTGAGAACGAGGAAAGAAATCTCAAAAACGAAACATCCGTCACGACAAGATCACTTTCTAAAATTGTTGCTCCCAAGATCAAACATGCGGAACTGAAGAACGGTGAACTGCAGCCGAGTGATGAAATCCTTCTTGATAGCAGACTGCTGGATGGTAACTCGTCCAATTGTCTTTTTATAAAAACAGCTACTGATAGTTTTGTTGTGGATACGTCCGTGAAACAAATTAGCAATGGTTATTGGCTGGTAGACATCGACGGTGTTAAAAGCCTCGTCAAAATTGCCCGCATTCCTGGCAATAGAATTGTGGTTCATCAGGATGAAGCATCCTTTGAGTGCGCCGTAGATGATGTAGAGGTAATTGGCCGCGCAGTAAAAGTAATTAAGAGCATCTAACTATGACGATCAGAAAGCAGCCGAACGGAAAATGGTTGTGCGAGTGTTACCCGAACGGGCGTGACGGCAAGCGCGTGCGCAAGCAATTTGCGACGAAGGGCGAGGCTGTAGCATTCGAAAACTTCACCATGGATGAAGTGAACAAAAAGCCGTGGCTGGGTGAAAAGGAAGATCGGCGGCGTTTGTCAGAATTGATTGAGCAGTGGCACTCCCTTTACGGCCAGACGCTCGCTGACCCTAAGCGCCTAATGGCGAAACTGAATATTATCTGCAATGGCTTAGGCGATCCCGTTGCTTCTGAGTTAACCGCCGGTGACTTTACGAAATATCGTGAAGCACGATTAAAAGGTGAAGTGCGTAACGAAGATGGCGCGCTAATGTCGCCAGTAAAGCCCCGCACGGTAAACCTTGAACAGCGTAACTTATCATCCGTCTTTGGCACCCTAAAAAAGCTGGGCCACTGGTCAGCGCCTAACCCGCTCGCCGGACTACCAACATTCAAAATTGCAGAAGGGGAACTGGCGTTCCTGGCCCAGGACGAAATTAAACGCCTGCTTGATGCCTGCGCTGATTCTCAAAGCTCTAGCCTGTTGATGATCGCCAAGGTATGCTTGGCCACCGGCGCGCGGTGGAGTGAAGCCGAAAACCTGCAGGGCCATCAGTTATCAAAATACCGAATCACTTATACCAAAACCAAAGGCAAGAAAAACCGTACCGTACCGATATCTCAAGATCTGTATGATGAGCTTCCTAAAAATAGAGGGAAGTTATTCACGCCATGCAGAAAAGCTTTTGAGCGTGCAGTAAAGCGGGCCGGTATTGACCTGCCTGAAGGGCAATGCACCCATGTCTTACGTCATACGTTTGCCAGTTACTTTATGATGAACGGTGGAAACATACTCGTTTTGAGAGATATTTTGGGTCATTCTGATATCAAGATGACCATGGTATATTCACACTTTTCACCAGATCATCTTGAAGACGCAGTTTATAAAAACCCTCTAAACTTTTTATAAGATACAGACTTACATTAATAAATAATCCAACTCATCTTTCATAGGAATAATTTGTTCATATAATCGATGATAGGATTTACCAATTGCCCCCCTAAATTGAATTAACTTAGGTGGATTACTACCTATATTAATAATATGATCTTGTGCAATACCAGGATAAGGATCAATGAAAATTATTTCAGCAACTTGTAATTGATATGCTTTTTTTGCACAAAGTTCACAAGGACTTGCTGTGGTATATAACTTACCACCTTGCACACCAACACCACCATATTTAGCCAATTGTAAAAAGGCATTTTCTTCGGCATGTAAAGCTCTGGTATGGACCTGATTCCCTTTTTTATCATCATCTAAACTATTATGAATATCCTTAAAGCAATATGACAAATTCCGTCCTTTGAAAATTTCCGAACTTGATTCAATCGATCTAAATTTTATTAAATTACCTTTGGCTTTCTTTCTAAAAAGAGCATCATTTCGCTCATATGAGCTGTATACTTTAGAATCAAAATCATTTATCAATCCATCGAGTGATCTCATTGAACATGGCATTTGTCCTTTGGCTACATCATTCCAACCAACTGATTTAATAGAATTATCATTATCCGTAACAACGGCACCGACCTGTCTTGATATACATCCAGAGTTTAATTTAACAGTATATGCAACCTGCATAACACGCTCCATCGCTGTTGGAGTGATCAATCCCGGATGTTTCATTAGAGCAATGTACCATGCAAGTTGTGCTTTCAGTATGTTATTGTTATCAAACTCATTCTTAGGGTTAAAAAGATGAATATCTGAAATTTCTATGCACTTAGTTACATTAGGGTTCGTTAAATGTTTATACTGATTGTCTTTATCTCCTTTACCTGACTCAATATCATCAATGTGTTTAATTCGCTCAGATGAAAATTTATGTAACTTCTGTAAATATTTTTTCCTGTGCTCATCCGGGGCATTAATTGATACCAGATGGAATGCAGCATATCTATCTTTAAAGAACTTAGCTTCATATGGATTACGTATAGCATCAATAACTACTAATGCCTTACCATTTTGGCTTTTTCTAATAAGCTTAATGACTCTATTAATTGTTTCAGGTAAATGAAATACCGATTTTGGAATAAATTCTCCTGTATCAAAATCTGTTTTTATTTCACCAAGCCGTCTAATTGATTTCCCAGCAGCCTGATAAGTTGACACATAAAGCCCTGTATTTATTTCATTAAGCTCTTTTTTAAATTTGTTCGTGAAAAACCTAACCAAATGCAATATTTTTCTTATATTAGTTACATCTAGGTTTTCGAGATCTAATTCTTGACTATGATCGATAAGTTCTTTTAAGATCCCCGTTCTTTTTTTTCTAAGTTGTGTTTTCGAAAATGCCCCTTCATTAAGTATCTCATTCAATTTATCTTTATCAATGCTATCTTTAGTTGACGACATGATGAAGTGTAAAAGCTCAGTTTGTGACATTGCTAATAAATAAACTGATAGCAAGTCACTAACCTTGATTGAGTAAAATGCCTCCCAATGACTCTCAGTGAAATCCTTGACTATCTTATATCGTTGTAAATCTAAACCATTATAAAAATCAGTTAATTTATCCACATCAGGAAAAACTGTCTCATTACTTTCTAAAATACTTGCTGCTGTAGTACAACCAGAGCCAGTTCTCCCAGTTAAGCCAACTAGAATAAACTGCCCATTTTCTAAAAAAAGTTCACTTACGAATTTCTGCGTTTTCATATATCCCCACATCGAAAAATATAGATATTTGTTTTATTTTTGCATCACTTCCAGTATAAATTATCGTAGGTAGATATTCTATTGCATTAATAAAAATGGCGACAAAATGGCGACAGAAGAGTAAAAAGGCATAACACTTGCTAATACCACATAACACTAAGTGCATGATAATAATTATAAATACTTGAATTGCAACTATTAATAATAGGATGTAGGAATTTCGGACGCGGGTTCAACTCCCGCCAGCTCCACCAAATCTTGATCCGGATACGTCCGGTGAAGTACGGAAAGCCCGCATGGCACAAGCCTTCGCGGGCTTTTTTGTGTCTGTAATAGTCCGTAGCGTTCCGGCTAAATCCAGTGATTATTGGTATACGTATTGGTATACGGTAAGATGTATCCTAAAAACGTATACCAATTCACGAAGGAACGCCTTTATGGCAAGGACTACGCGCCCTCTTACCAACACCGAAGTTCTTCGATCCAAAGCCGTTGATAAAGATTTGACGCTGCATGATGGCAACGGACTTTTTATGGTTGTGAAAACTACCGGCAAGAAGCTTTGGCGTTTTCGCTATCAAAGACCAGCGACAAAGCAGCGCACCATGATGGGCCTCGGTGTCTTCCCTGCCCTCTCGTTGGCAGATGCCAGGCGTCTGCGCGCTGATTACCTCTCCTTACTTGCTAATGGTATTGATCCACAGACGCAAGCCGAACAGGTCACAGAACAGCAGCAGATCGCTTTAGACAGCATTTTCTCAACCGTGGCCGCTAACTGGTTTGCTTTGAAGCAGGCCAGCGTTACGCCGGATTATGCAAAGGATATCTGGCGCTCTCTTGAAAGGGATATTTTTCCTGCCATTGGCGAGATCCCCGTGCAGGAGATTAAAGCTCGTAAACTTGTTGAGGCACTAGAACCCATCAAAGCCCGTGGGGCTCTTGAAACCGTTCGCCGTCTGGTACAGCGTATAAACGAGATTATGATTTATGCCGTTAATACCGGGCTGATTGATGCTAATCCTGCTTCTGGGATTGGGATGGCTTTTGAAAAGCCAAAGAAACAAAATATGCCCACACTGCGACCAGAGGAATTGCCGAAGCTTATGCACTCGCTGGTAATGTCTAATCTATCAATTCCGACTAAATACCTTATTGAATGGCAACTTCTTACTCTTGTTCGTCCTTCCGAGGCATCTGGAACTCGTTGGGAAGAGATAGATTTCGACGCTAAACTTTGGACAATACCTGCCGGCAGGATGAAAGCTAAACGTGAACATATTGTTCCTTGGTGA